CAGAATGCCCAAGACAAGGCACAAGGGATGACTCCCCCAGAGCCTACAGACTCCAGTACCCCAATTGAAATCCTAGAGCAACATAGGTTCATTGACTTCGATGGTGATGGCTACGAGGAACCCTACATTGTCTATGTCCGTAGGGACAACAAGAAGGTAGCTCGTATCGTTGCACGCTACAACCAATCAGACATTGAGCGCAATGATAAAGACGTTGTACTTGGTATTAAGGCTGAACAGTATTTTACTAAGTATCCTTTTGTCCCTTCTCCTGATGGTGGCTTCTATGACCTTGGTTTTGGCGTTCTGCTTGGCCCTCTTAATGAGTCTATTAACACCATCATCAATCAGCTTGTGGATGCAGGAACGATGTCAAACACTGCTGGTGGCTTTCTTAGTCGTGGCATTAAGCTTCGTGGTGGCAACTATACTTTTAACCCCATGGAGTGGAAGCATGTGGATACAACAGGTGATGACCTTCGTAAGGGGATAGTACCCTTGCCTGTAAGGGAACCCTCACAAGTCATGTTCACTTTACTGAACCTGCTCATCAACTACGGGGAACGTATTGGGGGTGCGGTGGACATCATGACGGGTCAGAACCCCGGTCAGAACACTCCTGCTGAGACTACCCGGACTATGGCTGAACAAGGCATGAAGGTGTTCAACGGTATCTTCAAACGTACCTACCGTTCCCTCAAACAAGAGTTCCGTAAGCTCTACCGTCTTAACCAAATCTTTATTGATGAGAATACTCAGTATGTCTCTAATGCAAAGAGCGAGGGCATGGTACTAGTAACAGATTACCAAGGCCCCGTAACGGATGTTATGCCTACGGCTGACCCAAGTATCACCTCTGATGCCCAGCGTATCCAACAAGCCAATGCCATTGCTATGCGGGTTAAGGAAACTCCAGGCTTGTATAACCGCTATGAGGCTGAACGTATCTTCCTTAAGGCTATGAAGTTCCCTGACATCGACAAGGTTCTTCCTGATCCTAAGGGTCCTAACGCTGTACCTGCTCCTGTCAATCCTAAGATTCAGATTGAGCAGATGAAGCTACAAGCACAGCAAGCCTCAGATCAACTCGACATGAAGATGGGCTTGATGAAGCTTATGGGGGATGCTGAACTCAACCAAGCCAAGATTCAGAAGCTTGAAGCAGAGGCTGAAGCTATCAAGATTGGTCTTGTGGCTGAAGGGGAGCAGATGCGCCTCAACCAAATCAATACCGAGATCGCTATGCAGAGAGAACGCCGAGAGGGTGTCCTATCTGCTGTGAAGACGATGAATGATGTCTACGCAACTATGCAGAAGGCCCAATTGGACCGGAAGCTAGCGGAGGACAAACCACCCGCCTCGTAAGAGGTATACCTAAGGAGAGATAGATTGCTAACAGCAAGTGAGGAAGAGTTTGAAGGTTGGAGGCATCACCCTGTAACCAAGCGTCTGATGAGGATGCTCTTGGAAGATCGGGATGCTATGAAGGAGGGGTTGGTTAACAACGCCTTCACAGATGAGCAAGAGGTTAAAGGTAGGTGTCGAGCAATCGCAGTCCTCCTTACCCTGGAATATCAAGACCTGTATGGTCAACCAAAAGAAAGCGGTGCGTATGAACAGTAATCCTAGTGGCATCAACCCAGTGGGTTGGAGAGTCTTGATTAAGCCTCAAGAGGTTCTTGAGAAGTCTTCTGGTGGGATTATCCTCACCACAGAAGTTACCAAGGATCGGGAACAGATGGGCAACACTACAGGCGTCGTTGTAGCTATGGGAGACCAGTGCTACGCAGACGAACCAGCCCCGTGGTGTAAGGTTGGAGACAAGGTTATCTTCGCCAAGTATGCAGGTCTCCTGTACAAAGGTGGTGATGGTGTCTCGTACCGAATGATTAACGATAAGGACATTACCGGCACATTGGATGCTGATGTTGACCTCGTTGACCCATACCTTGCAACCAAATAGGAGATAGCCATGACTGAAGAAACTGTTGTAGAAACGCAACACGAAGTATCCCCAGAGATTCTCAATGAAGCCAAGTCCCAGGGGTGGACTGAGAAGGAACACTGGAGGGGTAACGAACGTGATTGGGTAGACGCTGAGAAGTTCGTCCAACGTGGTCGAGAGATTCTCCCCATCGTCAAACGAAACAACGAGAACCTTGTTAAGGAGCTTAACGCTACTAAGGAACAACTCAAAGAGTTCCGGGAAGCTGCTGAAGACTTCAAGAAGTTCCAGCGAGAGAACTACGAGCGCAAGGCTGCTGACTATGAGAAGCAGATTGCCAGTATCAAGGAGAGTCGTGCTCAAGCCATCTCCGATGGAGATGGTACCAAGGTTAATGCCCTTGATGACCAACTTGATGAAGCAAGGGACAACCTTAAGGAAGCTAAGCAGGCTGTTAAGGATGTTGTAAGCATCAAAGAACCCCCTCCTGAAGTAGCTCCTACCAACATTGATCCTAGTCTCCAGTCCTGGCTAGACCGCAACACTTGGTTCGGTAACGACAAGCGTATGACTGGGATGGTCAACGGTATTGGGGAGAGTCTTCGATTGGAGTTCCCTGGTCTTAAGGGGCAAGCTTTCCTCGATAAGCTCGATGAAGTACTTGCAGAGGAGTTCCCAACTAAGTTTGGGAAGAAGAACTCTGGTGGTGGTCGAGTGGAGTCTGGCGCTGGTCGTATTGGTCGTGCTAGCTCTGGTGCTCACTCCTATGACAACCTTCCTTCTGACGCCAAGGCTGCTTGTGACAAGTTCACCAAACAGAAGCTTATGACTCGTGAGGAGTACGTGGCTTCTTACGACTGGTCCTAATCGTTACTAATAACATTTGAAGGGGAATACCATGCCTGCTGCATTGAATGAAACTGAGAAGCGTAATCGCCTAATGGCAAAGATTGAAGAACGTAAGTCCGTAGCAGAGGGGGGAACCCCCGCTACTGACGGAGCTACCCGTAAACGCCGTAATGTATTCAACGGTACGGAAGCTAAGTTAAGTGTCCGAGAACAAATTCCTGGATATCACTTGCACATCTTCACAGATACTGGTAGTAGAATCCAGGAAGCAATGGATACCGGGTATGAGTTTGTCAGACCCAGTGAGGTTGCTGGAGTAAGCGAAAACGTGGTTAGCCGTAATGGAGACCTCGGAGATAGGATACGGTATCTAGTAAATCCCCGTGCTGAAGGTACGGAGCAATACGGATACCTGATGAAGCAACGTGATGAGTGGTTCCAGGAGGACCAACGTGCGCTTCAGGCAAAGAATGCTCAGGTTGATGCAGCTATTCGTCGTGGCAAGATTACTGGAGAGAATCCCAGCTTCTATGTCCCTCAAGGTGGCATTAACGTGAAACAATCGTAATATCTTCTTTAGGAGTCTCTTATGGCACTTATCAATAAGCCTTCTGGCTTTAGCGTTGTAAAGAGCATTGTGATGGGTGGGGTTAGTGAGCAGGGTCGTTTGTATGCGATTCCTACTTCTGACACTACCAATAGCTATGCTGTTGGTGACGTTGTGATGTCTGCGTCTGGTTCAGATGCTAATGGCGTTCGCTACGTTCAAAAGTGGGGTGGTGCTACTACTACCTCTGCCTTGCCACTCGGTATCATTGCTGGTATCCGTGTTGCTGATCCTGGTGTCTCTCTTGTGGGCAACTCGCTCTCTCTTGAGAAGGCATACCTTGCTGCTGGTACCCGTACCTCTGTACGCTACCTGTACGTCATTGATGATCCGTTTGCTGAGTTTGAAGCTCAGTTCGACGCCACTGGTGTCACCCAAGCTCAGTTATCCATGAACTCTGCTGTGACTATCTCTGCTGCTAACCAAGCCTCTTTGGGCAATGCTGCACCGTACTCTGATATGGTGCTGACTGGTCCTGCGGTTACTGCTACCCTTCCTATCCGTCTTCTGGGTGCTGTACAGCGTCCTGAGAACGTGTTGAATGGTAGTGCTGCTACGCCCTACCTGCGGGTTCTCTGCAAGTGGAACTACCACGAGTTTGGTATCATCGGCTCTGCCTCTGGCACTGTCGTGAACTACCTTGCTGTCTAACCCATCTAAGGAGAACTAAACATGGCAAGCGTAATCACAACTGCATCGCATCCCAAGGCCCTTTGGCCCGGCATTAAAGCTTGGTGGGGTCAGACTTACAACGAGCATCCTGAAGAGTTCTGTGACCTGTTCGACAAAGACAGTTCTAGCCAGAACTACGAAGAAGATGTTCAACTGTCTGGCTTTGGCTTGGCACCAATCAAACCCGAAGGTCAGGGTGTTGCCTATGATTCCGAAATCCAAGGCTTCACTACTCGCTATACGCACGTTGCTTACGCAATGGGCTATATCGTGACCAAGGAAGAGATTGACGACAACCTCTATGAGCAAGTCGCTAAGAAGCGTGCTGCTGCTTTGGCTATGTCTTTCCGTCAAACGAAAGAGAACATTGCAGCTAACGTTTACAACCGTGCCTTCAACGGTGTCTACCTTGGTGGTGATGGTGTGGCTCTGGCTTCTACTGCTCACCCCAATACCTCTGGTGGCCTCTGGGCTAACAAGCCGGGTGTGGACGTTGACTTGTCTGAAGCTGCTTTGGAAGATGCTGTTATCTCGATCATGGGTCTCCAGAATGACCGTGGTCTGCTGGTAGCTATTCAACCGAACAGCCTGCACATCGCTCGCCAAGAAGTGTTCAATGCTCAACGCATTCTGCACTCCAGCTATCAAACAGGTAATGCCAACAACGATATCAATGTGATCTCGTCTGGTAAGTATCTGCCGGGTGGCTTCAAGGTGAACCACTACTTCACAAGCCCACACGCTTGGTTTATCCGTAACACCATCCCTGGTGGTACTGGTATGAAGTACTACGAGCGTCATGCCATTGCCTTCGATCAAGACAATGACTTTGATACGATGAATGCCAAGGCTAAAGGCTACGAGCGTTATAGCTTCGGCTGGTCTGATCCCCGCGCTATCTGGGCAGTCAACGGGCCGTGAGGACACACGGCCTCGTCCAGTAGATACAAAGTTCTTGTAGT